ATATTATACTTACTGGTGTCATGCTTGATTAAATTGTAAGGGGGGTAGTTTGTATTATGATTTGACATACTATCTAGACGATGAAAGATATCATCGAGCCCTACAAAGTGTGGGGAATATGAATCCCATGCAAACTTATCCATTAGTAACTCCTTTATTAGCGAGTGTTTTGTGTGGACCCCGAAGGCATCCAATACTATTTAACCAAGACACAAAAAAAGGTAGAGTGGTAAAACCCTACCTTTGAATTCGGATTATACTTCAGTCTTCTTACGACCGATATTGTATTTGGACTCTAGGATCCAATCGTCTTTATCTTTAAATGATAGCACCTTAATTTGATTGAGAGGAGCAATGTCTTCAATACGTTCTGCTTCGACTACAGATACGAGACCCCAGTCTGACAACAGTTGGGTAATACGATTCCTTCGTTGAACATCGTTGACAGTAAAGTTTGTTTTTTTGCCATCTAATGCAAACAACTCTTTAAAGTGGACGATATAATATCTACCCTGCTTGTGTAGAATATGACATGATTGATATAGCTTGCGTTCTTTTCTTGAAGCAACACCAATACGGGTTAGCGTCTCACGAACCTTCAGAAAATCGTCTGGTTCAGACAGACTAACTTCTACCATATCAGAAGGTTGCCATTGTACTTCAATTTCAGTGCTCATCTTGTTCCGCCTGTATCTAATAGTTTTGCTATTGTTTCAAGATCAGAATTCGTGAGAATTCTTAAAGCGGCAAGTGCTTTGTTATGGTTATATCCATAATATTGCTTCACCAAGTCAAGATGCTCAAGAGTTTCCTTCTTCGCCCAAGGAGCGAAACGCTTCCTAGGTTTCAAACTATTTATAAAAAAATCATATTGCATCTGCTTATCTAATTCAGGATGCATATTCATTTCATTGGCGTACAATATCGAATCAATATGATGTGACATGCACTTATTAATAATGAAGGGAGGATAACCTTTTACAGCTTCCTTATCTCCATGCAGTATATTTTTCTTCGACTGATTAATTGAATACAAATAATCAGTAAGTTTATAACTCATAATTTAGCAGTAACACTCATCACTTTTGCATTTGGATTGCGAGCAAGAGCAACTTCTCTTGCTTCTGAATAGTTACGTGCAATCACCTCTTCTTTAAAGACGGTGCCTGCTACGAATAGGGTGACTTCACACTTCATAATTAGTAAGGACTAGTTCCTTGCGAGCTGCTTGATCTGTATTATAACTCCCCACGCTCCTCATGGTATAAGTGTGTGCAAATTCTCCTACTGTCCACCCTTGGAACCGATCTTTGACCAGTTGAGACGAATTGTAAGATACAAGTTGAGGACAGATGAAGCGATCACAGTCACTAGCAAAGGTATCATGACAGAAGGACTTGTGCATATTCCCCCGCCGTCCATAGAGGTTATCTCTAATATCATATGGGGGGTCGAGATAGATGAAGGTATCTCGATTGTCGGTGAAGAGCTCTTCATAAGATAAGTTAGTAATTTTCCAGTTCTTAATCATCAACGAATAGTCTGGGAGTTTATCAATGCCTCGCATTGAGAAATTGCTCTCTGAAGCCTGCTTTGAGAAGGAACTGGATTCAGTGAGACCAGAAAAAGAGCACTTGTTAACAACGTAAAAAGCAACAGCACGAGATAAATTGGATGTCTGATCATCGTTTACTTTTCCTTTCGCTTGTTGGAATAATACTTTAGCTGATACTGGTTCACAATAACGTTGCTTCAGTTGTACCAACTGATCACGCATCTCTCTACCATTCTCCTGGAGTTCTCTCCAGAAGTTATAGAGTGGTTCATACAGATCATTCACCCAGATGTCTAGTTTTGGATAACGTTTACCAATCTCGATGGCAACAGAACCACCACCAAGAAATGGTTCACGATACTCGCTTACCAGGGAAAGGTCTGGGAGGTACTGGAACAGTTTGCTTACCGCCCTGCTCTTCCCTCCTGGGTATCTCAACGGCGTCTTCAGTGACTTCAAAGTTTTTGTCATTATATTTAAGGTACTCACGAAAGATCATTTTCATTTCACGTTCTGTCATACCACAATGAGCTGCAGCATGAGGTAGATTCATTGTAGCATAAAAGAGAGCTTCATTCGCTTCCTTTACGTTCTGGGGAGTTGTCTTCTTCATCGACATAGCCTGCGAATTCAAAATCTTCAATGTCACTTACAGAAACTTCATGTACACCACCAATCAGATACCAATGGTGACCTACACGTTCACCAAGATACTTCATCTGATCTGTATCAAAAAAGTTTTCACGCATTGCTGCCTGAATTTTTAAGTGTAGTAGTTCTTCTTTACTTGGTACTTTCATTAGATAATAATGTTCTTTTGAGGAGTAATTACTTTAGAAAACAATCCTTCATAAGATTGAGTCAAACTTTCATTCAATTCTGTTTGATACACCACATAGTTTTTGGGGATAGTCAAAGGAATTCCTTCTTTGGCAAGAGGAGACCAGGGAGCAAAGGACAGTTGTCCACGTTCCATAGGCACAGCAACAACAGCATTCTCTACAAGATAGCGTTCGTCATTCTCTTCTTTGATCTGGCAGATAACATCTTCGCCAGAGTACAGTCGCAGTAGTACAGTCATTTAAATTCGCATCCTAGCATAATTTCGGTTAAACATGCCAACAGGTTGATCTCCTGATCGGCAACAAAAGCAATTTGATACTGGTACTTGGCTAGAACCAGAACTGCTTCAGGTATAGATGATCCTTTAAGGTTAGCATAAAGGATATCATAAATTTTACGCATGACAATGTTTGGGTCATTGTCAGTATTTTCTACTACCCATCTTTTAATAGTAGTAAACTCCTTGTTCTTCATTGCTTTCACAAGGTCATCTAGTTTGATATCTGCGATATCACATAGGATATCTACATTGATCTCACCAGCAGCTGCATGTCTTTGACACTCATTGATCAAACGACGCCAGTCAGGGCTGTAACGCATGACTAACTTACCAATGACATCTTTGTCGAAGGTAACATTATTCTCTTTAAGAATCTTGGTCAGTCTTACATAAAACTGTCCCTGAATCTCTCGCTTGTCCTCATTCTTGATCCTAAAATCAACCACAGTGCATCGAGAATGCAGTGGTTCGATAATCTTATTAGGAAAGTTACAGGTAAAGATGAACCGACAGTTGCTATGGAACTCTTCGATAGCGGTCCTCAACGACAGCTGAACGTCGTTGGTGGTGTTGTCTGCCTCATCGATAATAACGACCTTGTGGGCGCTGCTAGAGGACAGAGAGACAGTGCTAGCAAATGTACGCACCTTCTGTCGGATGGTGTCTAGGAAGCGACCCTCGTCACTACCATTGATAACGATGTATGAGGCACCAATCTCCTCACACAATGCTTTCGCAACAGTGGTCTTGCCAATACCTGCACTACCAGGGAGTAGCAGGTTAGGGAGTTCACCCTGTTCGACAAAACCTTTGAACACGTTGAGAATGCTCGCAGGAAGAATACAGTCATCAATTGTATGAGGACGATACTCTTCCACCCATAAAAATTTCTTGTTCATCAAGGTTCAAGTGCAATAAAATACTTCAAGTCAAGACGTTGATGCTTCCACATGCTCACTAGTTTCTGGGAAACTTCTACATGATAATCACCGTTGTGAAGTCGGAGGTTATCCATCTTCATACAAAGATTATGAACGCCCGTAGAGTTACCAGTGACAGTCTGCTCGTATACATTGCTAGTAGCATCCTCTTTGTTGAAGAGTTTGATTGCGATGTTACGATCATCATCAGAAGTGAATGATAGATCGGGGAGACTGTATACCGTGCTAGCAGTCTTCAAAGCTTTGATGTCTTCAGCAGAAATATTAAACTCAATATCAGCGCCAGGGAATTTGACATTCTTTTCTGGTGCTGCCTTGAGAGTAATCTCTGGGTTAGAGAAATAGTAACGTGCCTTACGACCATTACCAATGATGTTGACATGCTGCTCGGCAAACTCCAGAACAGGAGAATCAAACAAACTCATGCCAGTCAGAAATTCTGACAGATCATAGATACCAAAGCTCTGTGGAAAAGTCTCTTCGCAATTGAACTCTGCAATAGAGTTCTCACCCACGCTAATAGTCTTCAGAGTATTACCCTCACGAATCATGATAGAACTATTGATTGTAGCAAAGTTCTTCAGGATTGCGTGAGTGTCATTAGATAAAATGAGTTTGCTCATTGAGAATATGTTTCAGTAATTTGAGATTTGTCAGAGAAGTGAAGGAGAAGAAGACCGTAGTGAAGGATCTTAATGATGTCACGACGGGCAGTTCCTTTCTTGTCATACCGCGAAGCATACTTCAGAATGTTAGAGCGACAAAATGCTTCTGCATCACCACAAGCTTCAATTAGATCTAACGTCTGAATTGCGTCATTGCCTGCTGAATAGTGTTGTCCATAGGTTCCAGTAATGTAGTCACGTAGCTCTTTGAGAAGAACTTCTTCATTATATTTTAAAGTCATGCTTGATAGATGTACCTCAATTGATTATGATAGCATCCATGTATGGATACGTCAAGTGGTTTACCATGTGTAATCTGCATTTTCATCAATTTTGCAATAGAGTTCAATAAACGACGTTTTAGTTTCTTCGTCAAAACGATTAGTACAGACTTCGATAGCTTTCATGCGACGTTTACCGAAGATCTCATAAGCTTGGACGATGTGAACCAAACGACGGGTGCTAATTACCTCATCAATACCACCATCTTTAAAAGTCTTGCGAATAATGTCAGCCCAGTCTACCAGTTTTCCAACAAACTGTGCATCATCACATAGTTTTAAAAGAATCTTGGACTCAATAGCAGGAGTAGGATACTCTTGCTCAAAAGTGACACAGAAACGCTCAAGGAATGCTTCGTTCAATACATTAGTACCAATGAAACGACCGTCATCACTACCTTTACCTTTAGTATTAGCAGTAGCAAGGATAGTAAACCCTTCTGTAGGTTGAATAAACTTACCAATCTTCTTTAAGAAGATACCTTTACCCTCAAGAATAGATTGGAGACAAAGAATTTTGTTGGATGCCAAATCGATTTCATCCAGAAGGAGAACAGCACCACGCTCAAGAGCTTCAATGACAGGACCATTGTGCCAGACAGTATTACCGTCAACCAAACGGAAACCGCCAATAAGATCATCTTCATCAGTTTCTACTGTGATATTGACACGGATGAGTTCTCTACCGAGTTGAGCACATGCTTGCTCGACACTGAACGTTTTGCCATTACCAGAAAGACCCGTGATAAACGTAGGATAAAAAATACGGGACTTAATAATTTTTTTAATATCAGCGAAATCACCAAACTGGATGAAGGAATCATCTTTTTCAGGAATAAGATTTAGTTCAATAGCAGGTTGTGCAGTGGGTGCCTGATAGGTTTGCTCTAGTTGCTCGGCAGTGAGACTCCACTTACCGTAACTAACTTTATACTTTTCAAGACGTTTGCAAATGGTAGGGTAGGAAACACCAAATTGATCAGCAGCTTTCAGAACTGCTTGACTATCAAACTCATTGCCATAGTTGTCAGCAAAAAACTCTTGGAGTGCGCTGGGATCGATGTTAGCGGAACGAGGCATTGTCTTTTTCGTTGATGAATTTATTATAGAACAGGAAACCCCCAAGACTAGGGGGCAGTGGACGGTTTGTCAGGCGACCATATCGACAAAGGAAGAAAGGATTTTCTTGTTCGTGGTCTTTGCTTTCAACATGCTCTTAAATGCTTTAGCAATCTGTGCTTTAGTAGCATCATCCTTGACTTCAAAGTCGGATGATTTATTAATTGAAGTAGATGCAATTAAGTACAGAGAATTGTATCCAAGTTGTTTCTTAAACACAAAGGACTTATCTTTCCTCCATTTTTTAAGAACATCATCAGCAGGTTGATTATATGTATTGCGATAAAGGTAAGAAAAATCATTACCAGTTAAGATTCGGAATCCAAGGAAGTTTACTTCAGGAAAATTGTGACATAAATTCTCAAGCAAAATGGTAGTGATGGAATCATTAAAATTAGATCCGCACCGTCTATAGACATGACCTGTCTTACGATCACGAAGACGAACATCACCATCAACAGCACGTTGACCCCAGTAAGTATACTCACTACCAGCACCAATAGTAACATTGTAGCTGATATTGTTTGACTCACCATCAGTCAAAATTACAGTGTTGATCTTCTGAACCCCAGTCATTTTTTTAAACATTGGGATAATTTCATGCATCACAATGATAGATTCATTGAGAGGTGTACCACTCAAGTCAATACCAGGAGGTGTAGAAACACCATAGGAGTTCATGAAGAAACCGATGCGAAAGATGTTGCGACACTGACTGTCAAAGTTCTTACTGTTTGAACGAGATGACAACAAATTCAGGAGAGAGAATCGTTTATGGAACATGAATTTATTTTCTTCACGAACGCATCTGTCCTGTACTGCATCTGGATCATAGTCATGCTCTTCAGGATCGAGAAAACGATTGTTCCATTCATAAGTGAAAGCATAGACCTCAAAAGGAATGTTTACCTTACGACAGAACATCACCAGAGACAACAATTGCTTGATTGTATCTTGCAAATAGTTTGCCATAGATCCAGACCAGTCAAGAATAAAGATCATTCCATGATTTTTACCATCAGGAATTACAGAAACTTTCTTGAATAGATCTTCATTGTACTTGTATGTGTGAAGCTTGGTACAATCAAGAACACCAGTACGTGCAGTTGATGTGCGAGCATGGGAGTCTGCTGCTTTCTTACATTCAAACTCTTTGACTAGGTAGTTGACTTCCTTCTGCGAGTCTTTTTTAAAGAGATCAAAACTATTGTCAGCAAATTCTAGAGGATTATCATAACGTTTGTGATCACGGCAACTGTAGTGAGCATCAATATGTTTTTGAAGCACTGCCTGGTCCACAATAATATTCTCAAGATTAATCTTTGGAATCTCTACGTATACAGGATCTCTAAAATATGGAGCAGTTTCAGTTAAGTCCTGTATGTTTTCATCAAACGAACGTTGTGTTTCAGCTCTATCACCACCAGCATTTCCACCAGCAGCAATGTTTTCATCTAACTGTTCTCCCTCATCATCACCATCTTGCTGTATGGATTGCCCCTGATCAGTAGTTTCAGTGTTGGATGGTTCTGTAGTATCTGAAGACTCAACTTTTTCTGTAGTACCTTGAGCAGTTGCATTTTGATTTGCATCAGCAATTTTTTCTTGCTGTGAATACTCATAAATTTTTTGACAAACAACAATGACTTCATCAAAAGTCTCACAGTTCTCTACCTCACGAACCAGCTCACGTTCTACTTCATTAAAAGGCATAACCGAAAAGGCACCAATCTTACAATGAAGATTAATACGATCGATAAAAGAAAT